CACCTGCGCATAGATATCAATTCCCTCTGCCGCCGACTTTGCGCCAGCAAGCTGGTCAGCCAGCACAGGATCAATGCGTCGGAGTGACTCGTACAAATTACCGCTGCCCCTGCGGGCTTCATCCAAATTAACCGTGAACCGTTCAATGGCGGTGGTCATTTCCTCCGACGACACGTTGAATTCCTTGCCAACTTTTCCAAGCCCGCGGATTTGTTCGGCAGTCAGTCCTGATACGTCGGAAAATTTTTGCATCACATCGGCCTTTTGACCGACGCGCGCGGCTTCCTCGAGCATATGATTGAGTGCGGATGTCACAAGACCAATGCCGGCCGCCGCAGCGATGCCCCAAGGGCCAAGCGCGGAAAGGAAAACACCAACCGGCCCAGCGCCTGCAGACATGGCAGTCAGTTGCGCCGACACGCCAGACGTGGCCGTTGCAAAAGCACGTTGTGCAACACTCGCCTGACCATAGCGCTGGTTGATCTGGTCGAGCCGCTGAGCGTGCTGCTGCTGCGTGGCAAGACCTTCGCGCAGCGCGGCGTCGGCAAGCTTGGTCTCCCGTGCGATATTGGCCTGCGCCCGCGCCGCCTCGTCCAGTTTCAGGGTTTGGCGCTTCCATGCATCTTCTAGCGAGAGAACGCGCTTGGCCGACTGCTCGGCGACGACTGCAACATTCTGCTCGGCCGCCGCGAGCTTGTTGATATCGGCCGTGACCTTGTCGAGCCCTTCGGATGTGCCGCGGATGGTGATGGTGCGGATGACGTTGCCGTTCATTTTCGTTTCCCCGGCTTCGCCTTGCCCAGCCTCTGCATGATCCGCTTGACGCCTTCGGCATCGCTCATCTTGGCAACGTCGGTCATTTCCGGCCCATCGTCCTTGCGGCGATTGAGCATTCCCAGATAGGCATCGTCGGTCTTGCGGATCACAGCACGTGCGTGATCGTATTCGGCGCCCTGGAGATCGAGTTCATCGCGCAGATGATCCCGGATCTTGGATGCAGGGATCGGCCCGACCGTCATTCCGAGTTGGCGTTCCGTGGACAATTCCCAGAATGCAGACCACAGCCAATTGAGATGCGGCTCGACCTCCGGACGGTCATAGAAGCCTTCCGGTGCATCGCGCCCCTTCGCCATCATGAACTGCCAGTGCTTGATTTGCCCGCCCCACTGATGTTGCCACCGCAGGGCGGCAATTAGTTTTTTGCGTCGTGCTCGACTTCTTCCTCGCGCTGCTCGGCCACCGTGTTGGCGGCCCACAGGCAGGCCCAGACGAATGCCTCGTACTGCGGATCGGTCAGGTATTTGTTCGCGGCTTCTTTTGAATACGGTTCGGGTTCGCCGGTGCCGTTCTCGATGCCGCGCCAGTCGAGCAGCGACGTGTCGCGGATGAGAATACCGTTGATGCGCAGCCGGTCTTCGGGCTCGAGCCCGTTGGTCCTACGCTGGCGCGGAACAGCGGCAATGAGCTTCTGCTCCATGCGCGCCCAGTCCTTGTTGCCAACGCCGCGCACCTTGAGTTCCACATCCATGAACTCGGGAATATCTTTTACCCACGCGCCTTCTTCGCGTTTCTTCAGATCGATCTTGCGGTCAGCCAATTTCATGTAGTGCTCCAATGCCAAAAGAAAACGGGCGGCACTGCTGCCGCCCGCGTGATGGCTGCGCCCGAGAAGAATTAGACGGTGTTGGCAGGCTCTTCGGTCACCGCCGAGTTCACGCCGATGTTGAACACCTTCCGCATAATGTTGTCGGCAGTGCCCATACGGATCGGCTGAGACATCACGAGCCCACGGAAGTATTGGGTCGTTGGGCTGCCTCCCGAAGGAGCATCGCTCAGGATAAGCTTGAAGGCATAGTTGTCCTTGGTTCGCTCTGCGGCAATAAGAGCTTGTTGCCCGACATCGAGCGGCTGATGAAAACAGGTCACCGCCATCGTGCCGGCATTGCGGGCACCCTTGGCCTTGCGAACACGACCTTCACTGATCGCGGTGCCAGTGACCTCCGCTGATGTATCGCCGAGTTCGCCGAGGTCTTCGGTGTCGCCTATCTCGACCCAGGTGAGGGCCTCGTATTCGAGGAGTGTATCCACTGTCGAGGCGGCAGCGGCGCTGCTGATGAAGAATTGAGTTTCAGAGGTGGTGATGATGTCGCCCATGGTGGCGCATCTCCTGTTGAGAATGGGCGCCTCGCGACGCGCCGAAGCTGCCGCCCCTGCAGCGGGAAAAGAAAAACCCGCCAGGGGCGCTGGCGGGTTGGTCGGCATTGGTTGGGGGTTAAGTTTTAGTCAGTCGTCGAACTGATATCGGTACGGAACGATCACCGAGAGCGAGAACCAGTTTCCGTCGTTGCTGGTGTCGTTGACGATCGGCGGGCTTGGCGTGAACGTCTGGACGCTGTGAAACTTGCGGTCGCGGAAGATGCTGGCGATATCGTCAGCGATGCCGAGCGCAGCTTCCATCTCGGCGGTGCGGCGCACGTTGAGCACCAGCCGCGCCGCGCCCTCCTCGAAAAAGTGTCGTCCAATCGTCGGCCTGCTGCCGTTGACGACCGGGAATTGCAGCACGATCCAGGCATCCACCCCGGTGGGAGGCTGGCCGGACACGATCGCCGGAATGACCGGCGGATCGCCAAGCGTGTATTCATACAGCCGCGCCTGGAACGCAGCCTCAACGACGGCGGATGGCATTAGCGCAGGCTCACGATAATCGCCGGACTGCGCAGCTTTGAACGGTCACCCTCGCGCCCACCGATAATGTCGCCACCAATCGCAGTCCGGTAGGAGAATTCGATCTTGGCGAGATTGCCGAACCTTCTCTTCGCTAGTGTGGCAACGGCTTGGTAGACGCCGTCCGGTGCCTGCGGCGAACTAGGCGCGCGATGCACCACGCCGGCCAGTCCTCTGTACCCCTCGATCTTGCGTGCATACGGCTGGGTATTCATAAACACATATTCCTCAGCCGGCGGTGGCGCACTCGGGTTTCCAATTTCGGCGCCGTCCGCAAACAGTTCATGCGAACTAGCATAGCGTCCGGTCAGGACCGGCGAGTGGATCTGCAACTGTTCGTAAATCCAAGCGAGCGCCTCGTTCACCAGTTTGAATTCAGCACGGATGACGCCATCCGGCTTGACGCTGGTGAGTGCTGCACCCTTTTGCCCATCAACGAACACCTCGTAGGGCGGCACGCTGCCGAGCGCCTGCTTGTTCGCCGTCTTGGCTTCCTCGATTGTCTCGGCAGCGAATGCGGCCAGCATCGCCGAGCGCCCCTTCGGGCCGAGGTCTTCCTTCAGGAACAGTTCGAACTCGCGGCTGATCGGTTGGACGCGCGCGCTCAATGCCATCAGGCGCGCACCGTGAGTTCGTAGCCGATCAGCACGGCCTCGACGCGGCGGTGCTGCACCTCATAAACCGAATGTTCGATCCCATCCTGGTCGATCAGGTAGTCGCCGATCTCCACATCGGATGGCAGCCCGGCATCAAACAGATAGTCCGCATAGATGATCGCGGTGCGGTCCTGTTGCGCGATGCCACCGGTCAGTTCCTTGCGCTGGGAATTGAACACACGCCCGACCGTCGCATAGGTCGTATCCACACGGCCCGTGCCGGTGCCGCTGATGCGCCGGATCGAGACCGCCTCGTGCAGGTTCTCGCGATAGAGCGCCTTTGACCTGGCCGGCAGATCGCTCATGCCAGCACCGGCCGGCGGTAGCCGTCACGCACGAGGCCCGCCGTAATGTCTTCCGGCATCAGGCTGTCGGTCGCACTCTGGTCAACCCAGCGGTCGATCGTGATGACGCCGGGGATCTCGACATGCTTCTCGGTCGGGTCGGAGCCGGTCGTCTGTGAGTACCAACCGACGAGGCGCGAGGCATAACCTTTCAGGTCTTCCGGGATGGTGTCGTAGCCGGCCGCGTACTCGACGATCACGCGCCCGCACGGCCAATAGAGCGTGCCGTTGCCCGACACGCGGGTGAGCGAGCCCATCGGAATGTCGAGTTCCCAATCGTCGGTCGTGAGGCCGGTCGTGTCTGCGGTCACCGACACGATCTCCAGGATTGGCCAGCGCGCGAGGAACAGGCTGCCATATTGATAGCCGGGCGTGACGCGGAAGGTCTGCACCAGCGTCTCGGCCTTAAGCGTGCGCGGCGCCTCGCCCCGCAACGGCAGCAACGAAACGTCATAGCCCGCCTTGGCCACACCGCATGCGCCGGCCAGCGCCGAGGCTGCGCGCAGCCCGTGAACGGCAAGCGCTGCGTCTTGGCTGTCGTCGTCCGGCTCCAGCCCGGCCGCCACGCGCAGTTCTTCCTCGGTCAGCAACTGCAGATCTTCGGCGGGTTCGGTGACGATCAGCATCAGGCTTGCCTCTTGAATGCGAACGTCCCAATGTCCTCGCGGCCGAGATCGCTCTCGACCTTGCTCGCCGACACCAGCGCGAAGCCGCACAGTTTCATCGCGTACAGCAGCCCCTCGCGAGTGAAGTGCCAGCAATGCTCGGCCGGCCGAAAATGCTTCGAGCGCAGCACATGCTCGGCATCGGTGAAGATCGGCAGCGAGACAAAGACCCACTTGCGCACATTGGCGAGCAGACGCTGGAAGTCCGGAATGTGCTCCAGCACATCCCACAAACTCACGGCATCAAATTGTGCATGGTACGGATCAACGTGCAGTTCGCGCGCGGCGAGCCATTTAATGCCGGCCGGGTTGACATCGTAGCCGTAGGTCTCGCGTTTATGCGCCTGGCGTCGTTCGATAAATGCGCCGCAGCCGATGCCGACATCGACCAGTGTTCCCTGATAGTGCAACTCAACGAAGTCGACGCGCGCCTGCATCAGGCAAAGCCCGAGCGGCGTTTCGGCATCGCGGGCGAACCGCTCGAAGTATTCCTGGTCGTATGGCTCAACGCCGGCCGTCACCGGATAGTGGCCGATGCCGAGTTGCGGCCACCAGGTCAGGCGGCCAGTCGCAAATTCTGAAACCAACGGGAAAACTGTCCGACCGGATCGGAGATGGTCGGCAGCATAGGTGTGCATCAAGCGGCCTTCCGTTCAAACGCGAGCCAAGAATTCTCGACGCGGTAGATCGCGTCACCCGCCTGATGCATCTCGTCGAGCACGGCCTTCACATCCACGTTTCCGAGTTCGTGATAGTCGTGCCAGATGACGATCCCGCCAGGTCGCACCAGCGCCCGCGAAAGCATCGTGTCGTGCAGCACGGCTGCGCGGCCGTGATCGCCGTCGATGAAAGCGACATCGCACGGCTCGAGGTCCGCGACGGTGAGGTCGAGCGAGCCGCGCGGCTTGACGATCAAGTGAAACCGCGGATCGCCCAGAACCATCTCGCCAGGATTAGGCACGGCAT